GCGTCGAACTGCGCCTGCGACATCCACTCCCATTCAAGGTCGATCTGCTTCCCGACGATCTTCTCTCCGTAGAAGAAGATGACGTTCGACGAGTAGGTATCCTGTTCGGAGATCACCTGCCAGGGATCCGGGATCGTCCACTTGTCAGGGTCCCACGCCAGCGTGAGGGCGCCGAGCTTCACCTGGTATGCTCCCGCAGGACGCGGATCACAACGGGTTCGATCGCTTCGCGCAGGCGAGACACAAGCCTCGGGTTAGCGTCCACCCCATTGATGACTATCGGGATAGAAACGGAGTTGCTCACGTTTCCCGCGCCGCTCGTCACCATCCCGCCGGCGGCGAAGGCGAACTCCGGCCGGGCCACGGGGAAGAATCCGAACCCCTGGAGGATGTCCTTCGGGATGACCCTCCGCCGGATGGCTTCCATCACGCCCGGCCCGTAGTAATCAGCGGATTGCTTCGTCATCACGTACTCGCCCCGCGTCAGCATCGCCGGCACGTCGTCCCTTGCGCCGGAGCCTCCGGTCACGGGACCGCCCTTCCACATCCCCTTGAGCGTCTGGGCAACGACGATCGCGATGTTCGCTGCGGCGATCGCCCATACGGCAGCGGCCAAACCTTGGCCGGCCAGGGGACCGAGGCCGATCGGCGGAGGCGCCAGAGCGGTCATGGCCGCGATGGCGGCCTGCATGGTGATCTGTGCGATCGACATCGCCTTCTGCAGGTAGAAGAAGACCTTCATCTTCTTCCCGCCCATTTCGTAGAGTTGCCCGAAAATATCGCCCATACTGGCCGCAAGCCCGACATAGTTCTGGAGCCGCGTCTGGTCGATCTGCCGCTCGATGTCGACGGTCGTCTGCTTCCTTCTTCTGTCCTGATCGGCGTACAGATCCTCCATCGCCTGCCGCTTCTCGTTGAAGGACATCTCGGCATCCGATTTCTGACCGAGGAAGGCGTTTAGTTGAGCGATCTCGTCGAGTTCCCTCTGCTTCAGGAGTTCGAGGCTCGCTTCCCCCTGCAACCTCATCGCCTCGTATCCGTCCGCGGCGCCTGCGGCTTTCACCTGCGCCAGCATGGCGGTCGTCGAGATCGTATCCGACACGAGTTTCGCGTCCGCAGCCCTCTGGTCATTGTCCATGCTAAGGAGATCTATGCCGGCCTGTGCACGGATGGAAGCGATCTCCTGACGGGCCTTCTCCGCGGCACCGGGGTCCAATCCCGGAAGCGTGACGGCGATGTTGGTGATCTTCTTCTCCGCCTCCGCCTGGATGATCGCCCGCCGCTTGTCGTAGAAGTTCCCGATCATCACAAGGCCGCCAGAGAACTGATTCTCCAGCGTGACCAGGTCGAAGGAGTTCATGTCGATGAGAGATTGCAGCTCACCCACGCGGATCGAATCCGCAAGCGCCTTCGCTGCTTTCTCCCCTGCGTCCGTCTCTTTTTTAAGCGCAGCGGCGAGCTGCTCTCCCTTCACCTGGATCTCTATCCCGATGGCGACCTTGCGTTCCGGGGAGGTCGTGGCCATCGCGCGCTCTTTTTGAAGTGCGGTGATCTCCGCCTGCGTCTTCTCCGAGATGACCTTTCTGCGCCCCTCAAAGTAGGCGTCAAGGCTCACCAGCCCGTTCGAATAGTCGATCTCCAGGTCGTTCAAATACGAATCCCAATGGGAGACGGCTTTCTGCAGGTCCCCCGCGACGTTCGCCGCGTAGACCTTGAGCTTCGTCTCCGTCGCGATGTACTCGTTGTGCTTGGCGATCAGGGAGTCGATTTCCTTCTTGTACAGCTCGATCGGCCCCTTCCCCTCCACGATGGTGTCGAGCGTGGCCTTGAAGGCCGCACGGGACTTTTCCATGGGAGGGCCGAAGTCCGCAAACGACGCCTTCAGTTCGATCATCTTCTTCTTCAGAGTGTCGATGACGCCGGGGTCCGCGATAACCGGAGTGGCGATCCCCTTGGCGGCCGTGATCTTCAGGAGTCCGAGGTAGAACCGGTACTCGTTCAGCTTGATGATCATCTCGTCGATCTTCTTTTTGCTCTCCTCCACGCCGAACGTGTCCCCAAAGCTGCGCTGCGCCTCCATCGTCGCCTTCACGTTCTCGATCTCATGACGCATGTCGGCTATTGCGGCGTTGTAGACGTCGATCTTCTGCTTCTGCTCCTCCGGCTTCATCTTCTTGATCTCGTCGGTGAACCGCTTGTGCGCTTCCGCCGCCTTGTCTACTTCCGGGGGGTACGACTTCCAGACGAGATACGCGGAATATAGGGCGGCGGCCATCAGGGCGATCCACGCCGTTGCGGGATTCGCGATAAACGCCGCAGAGACCGCCGCGCCGATCCCCTCGATCACGGCGATCAGCCCGCCGGAGGTGGCAATGAAGGCGCCGATGGCGGCGGTCCATTTGACGAACAGCGTGATGCCCACCAGGACAACGCCGGATTTCACGAAATCCACGATCGCCTGCATGGAGAGGCGGAGTGTATTGACCGACTCGGCGGTCGTCTGCATCGCGCTTGCCAGGGTCTGCATCGTCGGCAGGAGGGCGGAGGCGAAGGCAATCGTCAGCCCGTTGGTTGCATCCTTGATCTCGTTCAGCGTCAGCTTGAATTGACGCGCTTTCTGCCCCGTCTCGGAGGACATCACCGCGCCCATCCGCTCGTTGCTCGCAATCATCTCCTCGATCGCGGCCCGTCCCTTGTTCAGGAACGGGATCATGTCGACCCCTGACCTGCCGAACAACTTCACCGCGAGGGCAGTCTTGGTCGCTCCGTCCTCCATCGAAGAGAAGGTATCGGCGAGCGAAAGGATCACGTCTCTGGTGGGAAGCAGCACTCCAGGCGTGCTCTCGAACTGGACGTTCAACGCCTTGAATACTTCCTGTGCCGCCCCGCCTCCCTGCGTGGCCTCCTGCATGTTTCTGGAGAGGAACTTGATCCCTATGCCCATCGACTCGACGGACAGCCCGAGATCGTCCGCGGCGGAGGCGAGCGCCGCGAACTCCTTCATCGGCACGCCGAGTTTTTCGCTCAGCTTGGAGAGATCGGCCGCCCGGTCGACCACGCCCATGATGGCACCCTGGAGCTTGTACAGCGCGGTTCCTATCGTCAGTCCGCCGATGATCTTCTGCGCACCGGACACGAACGACGAGATGGACCCCTCGGCCTTTTTCAGGCCCGAGGCGAGCTCCACCGTCTGGGCGGACAGCTTGACGATCAGGTTCGCGATGGTCTGCTCGTTCGCCATTTAGTTGGTCCTCACACTCTTGCCGGAGAGAAGCTTGCGGAGAATCGCCGCCTGATCCTTCGAGATGCCCGCGGGGGCCTTTTCCTGCCGGGACTTTGGCTTGGCCGTGCCTGCCGTCAGCGCGTCGATGTACTTCTTCCAGCCCTTGTCGGAAGCCTGAGCGGCCCGAAAAGACGTGGCCGTATCGGCGATCTCCGCCGCCCGGTTCGCATGCGCTCCTTCTTCGAAGGCCCTGACCTGCTCCATCGTGTAGACGTGGAGCACGTCGCGGAAAGGGTGTCCCCGTGCGATCAGGAACTCGACGGAGCGGATCAGATCGCCTTCGCCGCCGTGACCCTTCCCGGGCCGAAGAAGTTTTTTAGGTAGTCGACGTTCTGCGACACCACGGAGAGCAGGATCACCGTCGCCTTGCCGAGGCCCATCTTGCCGACTTCCTCCGCGGAGGTTCCCAGGGAGACGGAAAGGATCTTCGGGGCGTGCGGCAGAAACTTCGGGATCAGCCCGGGCAGAACGCCGATCACCTCTTTCTGCGCCTTGGCGAAGGCGTCCCTGGCGCCGCCTTGCCCGGGATCGAGGAGGTCCATGAACCCCAGGAGGACCCCCCCGACCCCGGACTCCTTCGCGATCTCCACCAGCGTCCCGAGCGTGGGCGCCAGCGCGACGGCCTGCGCCAGCGTCCACGGCCGGATCGTGTACCCCTCCACTTCAACGTCGGGAAACAGGGTCTGTTCGTCCGACATGGTTTTAGCTCTCCCCGAGTTCGGTGATCGTGCCGTACGGAGTCGTCGGGTGACCGGTGATGTCGGACATGACCTCACCTTCGAACTCGATCTTCCCCCAGTCATCCGTGATGAATGGGATCTCCGAGGTCGGCTTCAGGGACACCTTCCAGAGCCGGACGAGGAACTTCGGCCCGACTTCGTTCGCTCCGGTGAACTCCAGCTCGCCCTCGAGTGTGGTCGACGCCAGGAGCGCGAGGATGTCGCCGGACTCGGAGGCCATCATGGCCAGCGCGAGATTCTTTCGGTCGTACTCGTCAAGCGTGAACTTCACCGTGAGGCCTGCGGACATGATGACGGTCTTGTCCTTCTTCTTGATCCCCTCGCGGGACGAGAAATGCTCCAGCGTCTCGACCGTCGGCTGGATCGTGAAGTTCGGCGCGTTCCCCAGGTCCCGGAGACCGGTCGGCAGTCCGTCGTCGTCGAACCGGTCGAACTTGAGGATCCCCTTTCCCAGAACGTAGTTGGTCGTGCTCGGCGCTGTTGGCATTGCTTTCTTCCTCCTTGGGCGTTGATGTCGATCGTTGAAAACAGAAAGGGCCGCCACCCCGGGAAGGAGTGCGGCCCCTCAAACGAAAGGAAATCTATGTGTTACGTGCTATTTCGCCTGGTCGGTCGGGTCTCCGTACTTGTGCTGATAGATGACGACGTACCGGCTGATCAGGGCCCCCGTGAACTCGTCCAGGAACTGCCGGCTCGTGCTGTTCCCCTCCTCGGGCTTGATGCTGTTGATAAGCGCCAGGATCGCAGGGGCTACCAGGACAGCCTTGTAGATCTCGGAGTCGATCAGCTCCGCCTGCTCGCTGGCGTCCTCGTCCTCGGCCAGGAAATAGGTCTCGATCTGGACCGCGAAAGTGTTCCGGGAGTACCGGTTGTTATTCGCCTTCGACTCCGTGTCGTCGTAGACATACACGGCCGGGAAGAGCGCCGTCTCCCGCTTCGGAGGCGTCGGCGGATTCCGTTTCACGGAGCCGACGATGGAGATGGCCGTAACCGTCTCTACGATCGCCCGCATGATCAAAGTCTTTACCGGTTCTGCCATCTCACTCTCCCTTCAGGTTCACGCCGATGTTGCGGAACGCGGCGATCATCTTCGGCTTCTCCCACGCGAGGATCTCCTCCGGGTGGATGCGGGCCTTGATCTTCACCTGCTTGACCAGGAGGAACAGGGGGACGATCTCACCGCGAGTCCGACCGGCGCCCTTCCCCTTCTGCGCGACCCGTTTCCCGAACAGGACCAGCTTCCCTTTCTTTGTCCTGTAGAAGAAGGTCTCACCCCACATCCCCGACCGGGCGGATCCACGCGGGACTCCTGAGTTGGTCATGGCGTCCGCCATCGGGATCGCGAGGAACTTCCCCTTCTTGGCGCGTATCGTCGTGACCTGGCCCTTGGGGCCAACGTGCGGGCGCGCGTATTGCGTCCCGAACCCGACGCCAGACTCGATCAGGCCGGGGCTTTCCGTCACGGCCATGGACTTGACCGAAGAGCGCAGCGCCCCCGTGCGCACGCCGAGCTTCTCAGGCCGTGGCCCCGACATCAGGTCCTTCTTGATATGCGCGGCCATGAGGACGGCCTCGGTTCGCAGGATCTTCTTGGTCTCGGAGAAGATGCGCTTGGAGACCCCCTGGACGGCCCCTTCGAGCTTCTCCACGCCCTCGATCTTCCCTTTGATCACAGGCAGATCCTGCGCCGGCGGAGCAGCTCCGCCTCGACGTCGGGCAGCCACTCCGTGATGGCGAACTTCTGGACCGACCCGTCCGGGTACGACACGGCGGACAGCCCGGGATCGTTGCGGCGCCGGAACTCGTAGGAGACCTGCTTCAGGAGCTTCCGGCGCAGGGACTTCGGGTAATCGGCCTCCGCGTACCCGCCGTCGTACGTCACCTTCACATTGCGTAAGCCGGAGGTGAATCTGCCGCCTTGGCCTTCGGACGCCGTGGCGAACCCGGTGAGGCCCGATCCCCCGTACCGGATCCTCCCGGCCTCCGGGTAAAGCGTGAACTCGTCGGACGTCAGGACGACCTCATCCACCTCCACGACCGGGGTCGAGACGTTCACGTGCGAGAGGTACAGGACCCTTTCTCCGCCGTCGAACCAGTCCTCCTGATCCTCTACCTTCTGGTAGGCAACCCCCATGAACTCGTCGGCCTCCGCGAGGATCCCTGCGATGATGTCTTCCAGGAGCCCGTCGTAATTCCCGGAAGCGTCGACGGGAGAGCCGATAAGGGTCTTGGCGTCGGTCAGCATCGTCATCTCAGGCTCCTTCTCGCCTCATGCATCACGTCTCCCACGGAGAGCGAGTGCATGCACTCGTTATGCCGGCAGCTGAAGAACCGACCCGTATCCTGACAGGGGACGCATTCCAGATCCGCGATGATCGCCCGCGCGCGCGGGGACAGCGGCCCGTTCTTCGACACCAGCGTCGAGCCGAACAGCGCGATCGTTGGGACCTCGAGGATATCGGCCACGTGCATGCAGCCGGTGTCCGTGGATACGAACAGGTTGCATTGCCGAATCACCCGGGCCGTCTCCGTGATGGAGAGCTTCCCGCAGAAGTCGGTGTCACACGGAACGCCGTCGAGCTCCCCCGGCCCTCCGACGCCCACGATCGACGCCTTGAAGTACCGACGCAGAGTCATCGCCAGGTCCGCGAAGTGCGGCCAGTGCTTCTTCTCCCAGGCGGGCGTGTTGAACGCACCGTTGCAGATCCCGACGACCGGACCGGGAAGCGACAGGATCGGCCCCGGGGAGAGGGGGAACTCCACCTTCGGGATCCCGTTCCCGTTGCGCCATCCCATCGCTCGGACGATGTCCAGGTAGTGGTCCCGCTCGTGGATCAACGCCTCCCGCCAGTTCGGCTTCGCCACGGGGATGTGCCGCATCCGCGCCTTGAACGGCAGCACAGAGTCCGTCATCGAGTTATGCCCGGACCAGAACCAGTGCTGGTACCGCTCGGGAACGATCGGGTCCTTCGGGTGGCTGATGACCTGCCCGATCACGTCCCACGCCGCGGCGATCTCCTCCACCGCGGGGCGCCGCGAATCCTGCCAGGAGTCCGGCAGGACCAGGTCCACCGGCTCTCTGGTCATGTCCCGCAGGGCTTGCAATGAGGGCATTGCCAAAATAAAGTTCCCCAATCCGTTACAAAAATACCCCAAACATTTGCTCATGCCAGCGCCGCCTTCCCCCGCCACGTGGATGCGGCCTCCGTATGCCCCTCGTGCAGCAGCAACCCCGGCATCACCATCAGGTTCTTCCCCTGGCTCACGGAGCAATTCTGCGCCGCAGCGCCTACCACGAAGCGGGATTTCGACTGGCAACCGATCAGGTATAAATCGATGTGAGACCCACGCTGGTTACCTGGAAATCCCCGCGGAGTTCCGTTCGGGTTGAACTTCGGGACGTACCCCACGGACCGCCAGAACGTCTTCGGTGCGATCAGGTTCTGCGCCGTGGAAGATAGTTTCAGCAGGACTTCCGTACCCTTCCATTTGATCCGGCTCTGCGTGGGATGTTCTGGAGCATCGTACCCGCAGAAGAACCCCACCCGGTGTTCGTCCCGCAACGCCTCGTAGGCCTGGATCAAGGTCGAAAGCCACCCCTTCTTCCTGGCGATCACGTCGTCCTGCAGATAGCACATGTACGGGAACTCCTCGTGGAACGAGTCGAAATAATCGACCATGTTCCATAGCATGTTGAACCCGTACACCACGCCGTTGCGCTGCTTCGACAGCGTGACGAACTGCAGCTTGTCGCCGGAAAGCTTCGAGAGGTACTCCGGCGTCTCGTCGCTGGAGCAGTCGTCGATCACGAAGATCCGGTGCGGGATGTCCACCGTGGTGAAAAGCGCCTCCAGTGTGCGCTTGAGCATGCCGACCCGGTTGTACGTCGTGATCGTGATGTCAACCACGCCGCGGCGCCTCGTACTTCCGGATCGCGGAGCAGACGAACTCCACGTCGCGCGCGGAGACCTTTGTGTTCAACGGCAGACAGAGGTACTTCGCCTCCACTGCGTTCATTCCCGGAAGTTCCCGGCGCTTCCCGCCGAATACCGTGAAAACGTCGTTGCGCACGTGCGCGACGTTCGTCTCGATGCCGCGCGCTTTCAGGTAGGCGGCGAAGTCGTCCCGGATTCCGTTCACCATCACCATGAACAGCCAGTCGGCGTTCTGGTCGCCCCGGTCCAGGAGAGACACGCACTTTATTCCTTCGAGCCGGGACCGGTAGAGCTCCACGAGGCGGCGCCGGTGCGCAAGGTTCACGTCGAACGAAACCAGCCCCGCCAAGCCGATCGATGCGTCGATGTCGGTAGGCTGGAACTTGTATGCCGGAACCATCTGGTCGAACGTGATCCCGCGGCGATCCCACGCCTGCCATCCTTTTTTGATTTTCTGCTCCCGGTCGATGTCGAACCAGCGCATCCTCTTCGCCGCCTGAGCCTGATCCTTCGTCTTTACGCAGATCATCCCGCCATCCCCGGTAGACAGATGCTTGATCGCCTGGACTGAGAAGCAGGTGAGATCCGCTTTCCCCAGCCCTCCGGCGCCAAGCGCCTGAGCTGCATCCTCGATCAGCGCGGCTCCCGCGATCCTCGCCGCATCCTTCAACTCCCGCATGTTGGCGACCAGGCCGCCAAGGTGGACGGTGGCGATGGCCTTCGTCTTAAGGGACATCTTCTTCAGGACGTCTTTCGGATCCAGCGTCAAGGTGCCCGGCAGGATGTCCGCGAAGACGACCTTCGCCCCCAGGAGCAGGATCGGGTGGCAGGTCGCCGTGCAGGTAAGGGCCGGGACGATCACTTCCGACCCGGGGCCTACTCCCGCGAGCCGGTAGGCGATCTGCAGCGCGGCCGTCCCGGAGTTGACCATGACGCACCGGGGGAACCCGAACTTCTCCCCGAACCGCTTCTCGAACAGGTCGACCTTCGGCCCCTGCCCCCACCACCGCCCCGAGAGCGTATCGCGCAACTCGGCGATCATCCGATCGACGTTCTGGTCCGGCGGATGAAACAGCGGGATCATGCGGTCCTCCGCAGTACGGTCAACCCGGCGCCCCAAGGGATGTGTTTCACCTGCCAGCCGTTCAGGATCCCCTCGAAGGGCTTCGTCTCGTCGAAGGAGATCCCAAGTTCGGCCTCCATCGCCCGGATCACCCCGCGGCCGTTGTCCCATCCGAGCGTCGTGAAGGTGCCGTCCTCGTAGTGGAGAGTCTTCGCCAGGTTCGTACAGCGGAACATGACGGTACATGCGGGGGACAGATTCGGTGCCCACGCCCGCCAGATCTCGCGGGTCGTTTTGTACAACTCGTCGCAGTCGATAAGGAGCACGTCGACATTCGGTGCGATCCCAGCCGCACCGATGAACGCCTTGCACTCTCTGCCGAAGTCGCGGGCGTCTTCTCGGAAGAACGACCAGCGCGGGTAACTGCAGGCATCGGAGAAATCCCCTATGTCGCACCCGACCACCCGCGCCCCGTTCAGCTCCGCCGCGGCCACGAGCGCCTTGTTCGCCAACGCCTCCTTGGAGACGCCAAGCTCGACGATCAGCTTCGGAGCCGCAAGGACCGCCTCGTCGAAGATCTCCGACAGCACGGCATGGACCGCGATCCGCAGGTTCTCCTGCGCGAGTGCGACGATCCTGCTACGCGCGGCTGAAACAAGCATCGAGTCCATATCGCTCCAGCAGGGGTGTCCCTGCCTCCACCATCCGGTTGTGGTTCTCCTGCTCCACCGGCGGCCGGCCGGAGATCGAGTTTCCAGAGTTCGTTGTGATGCAGAGGGTGAAATCCACCTCCTTCGTGCGGAACCCGTCCCGCACGGCGCTTTCCGCGAATGTCGTATGGTCCCGGCAGTGATAGAACCAGTTCGGATACAGGAACCCGCCTTTCCCGATCCTGTAACGAAGCGCGTTGCAGGTCGTCGAAGAACGATACGAGTGCACCGCCATCCGGCCAGTCCTCGCGTCGATCATGTGGCACTTGCGGTTGTATACGGCCTCCATGTTCAGCGGGACCACCCTGTTCAGGTACTCCACCATGCCGTTCCACAGCAGGTCGTCCGAGTCCATCCGCAGCATCCAGAACTCTTCGGCGCCCTTCGCCTTCGCCCACTTCCCGGCCTCGATCACGCTGTTGATCGTCTTCCGGCTCATGTCCGTCATCTTCCCGCCGGAACATGCCGCCTTGTACTCGACCGCGTCCCCCGGAGCCTGCGGCAACTCTGCCGGCACGAGAGCCTTGTCGAATGTCGCGTCCCCGGGTACGGCAATGGATCGCCATTCGATCCACGGCTCGCTGAATCTTTCCCCGGGGTGGTCGTGATGGGAGATGAACAGCATAAAATCCTTGTCCGTCTGTGCCCGCAGGGAATCGAGGAACATCCCGAACGTTTTCTCCATCATCGCCCGGTCCGGATAATTCTTCGTCGCTCCGAAGGAGGTGATGATCAGGACCATTTCCGCAACCCCACCAGGGAGTGAACCTCATCGGTACCGTCGAACCGCTCCACCGTCTCGACGTGAAACGGACCGGCGTGCTTCTCGAACAACTCGAGATAGAAGGACAGCGGCCGGAACCAGATGTGCTCCTTGCCTTCCAGCGCGGAGGTGTTCTCGTACAGGAACAGGCACGCACCTGGCGCCATGACCCGTACGATCTCGTGCGCGGCCCGGCCTACCTCCTCGGGAGGTATATGCTGCAGCACCGTCCACGACAGGACGCCGCCGAAATGCTCTGCTGAGAACGGGATCCTGCCGTTTTGCTCGATCGGCCGGAACTCGCCTTCCGGAACCCTCTTGCGTGCCTCCTCGATCGCCCATGGCACGACGTCGGCGCCACAGACCGCCGATACGCCTGCCGTGTCGACGAGCACCCGGGATAGGCGGCCAACGCCGCAGCCGAAATCCAACACCTTCGCCCCGCCGAAATACTCCTTCAGCAGTCCGCCCCATCTCCTGCGGGCTTCCTCCGTCCGGGCGTCAAGATCGCTCGCGGAGAAGGAGGTATGTCCTACTGTGCGGGCCCCCTGCCGGGAGTACCGGTCGGTCCAGTATTCGATCATCTGCGTCACGCCGCCGCCCTTTTGCTAAGAATCCCGTCGATCAGTCGCCAGAACTCGTACGGCGCATCGATCAGCCGCTCCCGCAGCGCGGCTGTGTCTGTCAGATCCCACCCCCAGGAGGTGTGCCCGACCCGCTCGTTCGCGACGATTTTCGCTCCGCAGAGAGCCGCCTCGAGCACGACCCGTTCCCCTGCGCACCAGGCGTCCGGCAAATGGACCAGGAACTCGTGCGCCGAGTAGAGGGCGGGCATCTTTTCCGATAGGACCGGAGGGATCGTTTTCACGTTCCTCCCCCGGATCACGTCGTTGGCCGCGAGCACGGTGAACCGGATCTCGGGATGCTCGGCGATGTAGTTTTTCAGCCGATCCCAGGTCTTGATCGTGCGCACGTTGCAGACCAGAGCCGTCCCAGGAACGCGCACGACCCCCGGCATGGGGCAAAAGGCGTCGACATCGATCGCCAGCGGGATGCACTCCCCGGTCGCCCCCAGGCCCTCTCCGTGATTGTCCCGATGGATCGGAGAGAGGAAGATGTTCGCGGCGGCATGTTCGAACAGCCGACGGGAGAACTCGGGCCTGGTCAGCTCCCTGTGGTCGTGTTCGTATTTCACGTACGGGATCCTGTGTGTAAAAAGCACGGCGAGGATCGCCTGCATCTGATCACCGGAGAAACGCCAGAGATTGTTGAGGATGATCAGGTCGGCGTTCGCAAGGACATCCGCGGCGAATTCGGTTGGCGTTACCAGTTCCACGTGGAACCCGCACTTCTCCCCGACCGCCATGACCTGCCGCGCGGAGAACTCCGCGCCGCCCTGCCAGTCGGTCCCGTTGTCCTGCACCCAGGCGATCCGGGTCTTCTTCACCCGCTTCGCTTCCTTTGCAAAGGCAGCGACCTTTAACTCCGCCGAAGACTTCGGAGACGGCCGGTCGTCCGGGTTGATGATCCTCCACTTTCCGCGCAGTTCCCCGGCGATCGCCTTGTCCCGCGCGATGTGCATCTTCGGGCCGTAGGTGTCCCGGAGCGCCTTGTCGATGTTCTCCACGGCCACGATCCGGGGAATCACGTCTTCTTGTCCTCCCCGTGCACGTCGCGGTACGAGAGAACATCCTTCGTCGCGTACCCCTTGCCGGGAGCAGCCGTCATCTCCTTGGCGTCCAGATCCTTCGCAAGCGCGAAATCATCGGGAGGCGCTGCCTTCGCCGTTTCCTCCGCGGCGATCTCCCAGAGTCCGCTTGTCACGCCCCTGGTGACCCTATCCTCGAAGACATGCATGAATTCCCCGTTGACTGCCAGGAGTTGAGGATCAAGATTCCGCACCTTCACGAATCCCATCTGCCCTCCGAAGAAGCCGCCCCCGGGCCGGGAAAGAACCCGGGGGCGAGGCTTTCAGGCCGCTTACGAATCCAGCCCGTCGTCGAGGACCGAGAACGCCTCAGACACGCCGGGCGCTCCGTCCTGCCGGACCACGAACCGGATCGCGGACTGGTCGAGGTTGAACCGCCACTCCCTGGACGTGTCGATCGTCATCTCCTGCCGCATCGCCCAGATGTAGAAGGAGAGGTCGCCGAGGATGAGATCGCCGCGGGAACCGAGCGCCGGGACGTTCCGCGTCTTGATGACGGGATAGCCCAGGAGCTGCGGACCCATGGCCGCGCCGAGGAAGGTGGTGAACCCGTCGTGGTACACGGGCTGCTTGTTGTCGTCGACCTGCTTGCGCAGTGAGTTGACCGTCGCCCGCCGGGAGAGGAAGGTCAGGTTCTGGAAGTTCTCATCCAGCGCCGACTCCAGGTTCAAAAGGTCGTAATACTTCACAACCCCGGTGTTCGTCCGGTCGACGTTGTTGATCCCGGCATCGGTCAGGATCCCGGTCATCTGGTCGTTCACACCGGTACCGGAGAGAACCTCCCCTTCGGTCTTGTACCGGAACGCGCGGACGAAGAGCCCGGTGGTGTAGTTGA